ACCGATGGTGCTACTCACTACCACGCAAGCTACGTTAGACCATCATGGGCTAAAACAAAAACACGAACAACCCGAATAGATAAACATATATTCTATAGGTGGGAGAAATAAAATGCAAATAGGTACTGTAACAAACCAGTATATTAACAATTACCATAATAGAGTGGAAAACAGTAGTCAAATAAATACCCGGGCGGAAGAAACCGCCAGGGAAAACCACGAGTACTGGGAGTCCATGAAGGCTATATACTACATGCTAATGATGCAGAACTTTATGAAGAATCAGATGTGGTATATGCTGGATTCTTTAAAGATTAATAGGAGTATAGACATAAAAGCCTGAAGTGTCCCCTATTAGAAGATTTTATTCAAAAGCGAGAAAATGGAAATCATGAGTGACGCAGAATTTAAAAAGTATGTTGAATGGTTATGCAGAATCTGGAATGACCAGGAGCTGCTTGAACTATTAGAAACACATAGAGAGGGAACATTTAATGATAGCTAATATACTGCACTACTTTAAACGAATATGGTGTGCTATAATAAACAGAACTTGTTGCGAAACTTGTGATTGCAACATAAAATAGTGGAGAGTAACATGAGTAGAGGCGGTAATTCACACCCAAACTCACTAAAGAACCTGCGCCCCTTCACTCGTGAAGGTGCGCGCGCCGGCCAAAAAAATTCGGTAATTGCGCGTAAAGCTAATAAAGAAGCGCGAGAAGCTTTGAAATTAACTATAAATGATTGGAAAGCTTTAAAAGACGAAGTAAAGGATGACGCTCCGGCAGCATTAGACGTATTAAAAATAGCAATGACTAAAGCTCTTGCGTCTGAAGATATGGATGAAGCTACTAGACTAGCTACAGTACTAGCTGAGTTTGAAGCTCCAAAGCTACAACGACAAGATATAACTCAAGTCACTCAGACTTCTGATATGACTGATGAACAACTACAGAGAGCTTTGGAAGATATGGATCTAGAGTTTTCTGTTGAACCTAAAAACTTAAACTGAATGGAACCATACGAGGAATTAATGTGGAAGAAACCAAATCTCTACAAAAAGGTAGCAAATACAACGAATATGATGAAGATGGAGACGGAATCGTTACAGATGAAGAGCTCCGGCATGTCAAAGAAATCAAGGAAGTCGAACATAATTTACGGAAACAGCGTGCACAGAGACGAATGGCCACTTGGACACTTATCGGAATGGGTGCGTTCACGGTGGTAATGTTTGTTTTACCTTTAGAAAGAATAGCTGCATTAGCAGATATTAGTAATTTATTTTATATTAGTGGCGCGGGTATAGTAGGCGCATATATGGGAACAACTGCTTATATGAGCAAGAAATAGAAAGGAAAGTTATGGCTTTTAAATTATCACAAAGATCGTTTCAGAAACTAGTTGGTGTACACCCATATATGGATTCTGTTGTAAGGAAGGCTATTGAATTAACTAAAGTAGACTTTGGTGTTATATATGGTGTAAGAACCGTAGAAGAACAAGAAAAGCTAGTAGCTGCTGGCAGATCACAAACTATGAAGAGTAAGCATTTAAAACAAAACGATGGCTATTGTCATGCTGTAGATTTAATGGCATATGTAGACGGAGAACCTTGTTGGGAAATAAATGTATACGATGATATATGTGATGCAATGAAGGAAGCAGCTAAAGCACAAAATATAGCTATTAAGTGGGGAGCCGCTTGGTCTGAAGGTGATATTAGGAGTTACCCAGGTACTGCTGAAGAAGCTATGAATAAATATATTGATCTAAGAAGATCACAAGGAAGACGCCCATTTATAGATGGACCTCATTTCGAATTAATATTTGATTGATTGAACCCAGGAGCGGATCATGTCAGAAGAAAGATACATTCAGAAGGTTGCTGATAAACAGCCTAAAAAAGAAAAGAAGAAGGAAGAACGCGTATTGACTAAGCCAGGAGAATACTCTCAAGCTGACTTAGAAAGAGCTGCTAAAATATATTCTCCTATAGGAGGTAAATACTAATGCGATATGGTTATAAAGAAAAAGTAACCGATGAGCAGCTTATTAATATGATTGAGCAAGGTGTTCAAAGCAGTACCGGTGACTTCTTAAACAGTTCTGATCTTGCAAGAGAAAGACTGAAATCTACCTATGAATATGCTGGCGTGGCAGCTGATCATTTATCTCCGCAAGGAGTTTCATCAATAGTCGATACTTCTACAACAGAAGTTATTGAGGCTTATACTGCTATACTCGCTGATCTATTTCTCTCCAATCATAGATTGGCGAGGTTTGTACCATATGATGATAGCCCTGGAGCTTATAAAGCAGCAAAGGATGCAAGTGATGTAGTTAATTATTGTATCTTTAGAAAAAATAACGGCTGGGAGTTTATGTCTTCTTGGATTAAATCTTCCCTGCTTTGGAAAAATGCTGTATGCCGATGGGACTATGTAGAAGATTACGATTATATTTTTGAAGATTACGAAGAAATAAATCAATTAACGCTTGACGAATTGTTATCTGATCCTAATGTAGAAGTAGTTGGTGATCTAAAGTACAGAAACAAAGTAGCTGATATGGGTAACGAGGAAGGACAAGTAGAGTTAGTATACACCGATGTTAGAATAAGAAAAAAGATAGATAAATCTAGAGTTAAGCTAGAGATGGTTCCACCTGAAAACTTTAGAATATCTAGAGATGCTACTGATATAGCTGATTCTCAGTTTGTAGGGATACAGACTCAGATGACTAGATCTGAAATAAGAAAGTATTACCCTGACGTAGTAGATAATATAGATTTTGAAAATATGCACGATACCTCATGGTTAGGTTCTGCAAAATACTCTCAAGATGTGGCAGCTAGAAAAGCTGTAACAGGACAAGAGTATTGGCAAGGATCTGTTGAACAACATGAGATACCACTAGAAGCAAATATCAATGTGAATGTAACTGAATGCTGGATTGAAGTAGACAGAGACGGAGATGGTATTGCTGAATTAAAACACATAATGACTATAGGTAACCACATTATTTATGAAAATGATGTGGAAGAAATACCGTTAGCTTCAATTGTTCCTATAGATATACCATTTGAATTTTATGGTTTATCTATGGCTGACTTTACTAGAAGTTCAACCTTAGCATCTACAGCAATACTTAGAGGGTTTGTAGAAAATACTTACCTAACTAATTATGCTCCAAAGCTAGCTGATCCTAATGTAGTAGATTTTTCTGCTCTTCAGAATATGAAGCCTAAGCAGATTATACCTACTAATGGGAATCCTCAAGCAGCTGTTTCTACTTTACCACCTGAAACAATCTCTACTGGTACTGTTCCTTTATTAGAGCATTTGCAAACTATTAAAGAACAAGCAACTGGTATGAGTAAAACTGTACAAGGTCTTAACGATACTCTGTATGTTTCAGGAAATTCAGAACAAAAGTTCGCCGCTGTCCAATCAGCAGCCCAGAAGCGTATTCAACATATTGCGCGGCGTTTTGCGGAAACAGGATTTAAGCGGTTGATTGCTGGAGTCTACGAGACCATGCATAAAAATATGAAACGTAAAGTATCATATAGTATGAATGGTATTCAAAAAACTGTAGATATGAACGCACTACCATCTAAGATGGATGTAGAGATTCTTCTTGATATAGGAGAGAATAGTAACAATACTAAGTTAACGAAACTACAAAGAATTGGTGCAGAAGTTCTTCCAGCTTTAAATCAGCAAGGTGCAGGTATAGTTATTAGACCAGAAGCACCTGCTGTATTAGCTACTCAAATAATAGAAGCTATGAATTTAGATAGTAACGATTTCTTAGAAGATTACAATAACGAAGAGTTTAAGAAGAAAGCTGCAGAAGCTATACAGCAACAAACTCAGGCAGCAGAAATGGCAAGGAAGGTTGCTGAACAAAAAGCTGCTTCAGAAGTTGCATTACAGGAAGCTAATGTACAATACACAAACGCTCAAGCTAAGAATACTTTAGATGATAATGCTAGACAACTAGCTGTATCAATTGATAAGCATTTTCAAGAGTGGGCAGATTTAAATATTAAAGCTACAAAAGAAGGAGCTGAAGTGCCACCACATCCTTCTTATCAAGATATATTAATGATGGCACAACAAATATTAGGAGGACGCCCAAATGGGAACAGTAACAATTAGCGCTGCAGGCGTAGGTGGTACTCAATCAGGAACAGTAACTACTGCTGGCGGATCTGGTGGTGGTAAAATTATGGTAACAAACGATAGTGATGCAACAATAACGTTTGATGTAGCTACCGGTGGTACCGTTGTGCAATCAAATTTAACAATAGGACCTAAAGACTATCAAATAGTAACAGGTCTTAATAATGGCGCGCAGACATTAGTAAGCTTAAGTACTTCACATGGTACTGCTGCTCAAGCTAGTGAAGTAGTATATAATACATTAATAACCTAAATGAATAAGGAAGCTATGATAACGCATCTTGTTATGGTTATCGGACTTTTCTTATTCATTTATTATCTTGCTTTTTAAGGAGAAACAAATGAATAGACATTTAGAAATTATAGATTGGTTTAATAGCTACACCCCTTATACTATCGGTTTCGATAGATTGGTGGAACGATTAGCCGCAAATACTAACACGGATACTTATCCTCCGTTTAATATTATAAAGGAGGACGCAGAAAACTTTAAAATAGAAATGGCTGTAGCTGGCTTTGAAAAATCTGAAATAGAGATTACAGTAGCTGACGGCATGCTATCAATAAAGTCTGCGAAAGAGAATAAAAACGATGATGATAAACTCTACAGAGGTATTTCTTATAGAAAGTTTAATAAAAAGTTTACGCTAGCTGAAGATGTAATTGTAAAAGATGCATCGCTAATCTGTGGACTATTAACTATTAAACTAGAAAAAATACTTCCTGAAGAGAAGAAACCTAGGACTATTAAAATAAACTAAGGATTATTATGGACCAGTATAAGAAAGCAGCCGAGACGAGGCTAGGTAATTCTGCGTCCCATGGCAATCATAAAATTCATCCGGAAGAATTGGCACGAAGGGCTCACACCCGTGGGCATTTCGCCGCTAAAGAACGAGATGAATTTTTCGATCAAGTCTATGGTGATATATTAGTAGAATACTTTATGCAATGGTTGAAAACCGAGCCTCACGAAACTAAGTCTCGAGAGTTTTTATATGCATCTGCTATGGCACTGGGTAGTGTCAAAGAAAAGATGATTGCTT